GATTTTTCTGCCTGATTTTCTTTTTGTTCTTCTTACAAGTATCATCAGGTATTATGATTTGTCAAGGGGGGAAAGGAAGAAAAAATCATTTTTTTTTGAAGATGAGATATATTAGTTATAAAGAAAGAAAAGGTATGAGCAGACGGGAGAGCCCGGGATGAGGCGAAGCAGACCGGCGCGCAGTTTACGCAGACGCGCGGCAAATCCGGTGTGCGACGGCGCAAATGTGAAGCATCCGGCGGTGTGTGCTCACGCATGCGCGACACGCGCGATACAACCATTCCGAAAACCGTCTGATCTCGGGTATTCCGATTGCTCACGCATGCGCGACACGCGCGATACAACCATCCGCATGACGGCATAAAAAATCCCCCGGGTGTCACGCCGGAGGATTAGTGCGGTCACCGGAAGGAACCGCTCAGCACTTCCCATGCGAGCGCCGCCACCGCCGGAACCTGTCCGTTGCCAAGGGCGCCGATGCGCTCCATCCGATCGGCCACCCCATCAGGAGTTCGACACAGCAAACCGTCGGCCAGCAGCCGGTCGCGGTCAGCACTTTGCAGACCAGCGAGTTTTTCCTCGCTCCAAACCTGGTGTTGACGATCGGCTCCTTCCGGCAGCCGGGACACATGTCCTTCGCCATCGTCCGGATGACGCCGCCCCAGTATCCATAGGCGGTCTCGTTTAATGGGGTAGTTGAGGTGTCCAGCGCCCAGCACACACCATTTCGCATCATACCCCATTTCGGCCAGCGAAGATAAGACTTCCTCGAGTCCGCGACCGGTGAGGAGCGGGCTATTTTCCACGAATGCGAACGCCGGTCGTATCTCGCCGACAATGCGCGCCATTTCCCGCCACAATCCGGACTTTTCCCCGGCGATGCCCTTACCAGTGCCGCACGAGCTGATATCCTGGCAAGGAAAGCCTCCGCTGACGACGAGATCGCCGGCGACGGTCCGCAGCCATCCGATGTATTCCCGGCATTCCGGGTTGTCGATCCGGAAGCTCCGGACGTCGTCCCAGATCGGGAACATGGGACAGCAGTCGTCCCTCTGTCTCTGGAGGAGAACCCTCCGGCAGTAAGGTTCGATCTCGACGGCTCCGACCGTTCTAAAACCGAGAAGGTTTTTTCCGAGAATGCCTCCTCCAGCTCCGGCAAACAACTCCAGCTCATACATGGCGCTCCTTTCCGGCGATCCGCCGCATGGCTTCCGGGTTTCGCCAGAGACATTCGGTCCGGCGCTGTTTCTCCTTGACCTTCCCCGCGCCCTGAAGGCCGCTTATGCGCGTTCTCCCGGCGGCGGAACAGGTGACCTCCACCTCCAGCTTGTCCCAGCCGGCGGCGGCCAGAGGCGCATACAGAGGGCTGTTATAGCCGCTCAGGACCACAGCCCCGTCGTAGGACAGCAGCGCGCGGATCAGCGCCTCGTGGTCACTGTCCTTGAGTTCATGCTCGTAACCTCCGGCTTTGCGGCTCCCTGCCACATAGGGCGGGTCGCAGTAGGCCAGCCAGCCGGGACCGGAGAACCGGCGCAGGACATCGCGCCAGTCGCAGCACTCGATCTGGACGCGCTGCATCCGATCGTGCACCCGGGGAAGGTTGTCAAAGCTGCTTCGCCAGCGTGCGGTGGTCTCCGCCATGCCTCCGGAGCTGGTGTTGACGGCGGTGCCCCAGCTGCCGCCGAAGATGCCCCCGAAACTCTGCTGCACAACGAAATACCACCGGGCGGCCTGTTCGATCGGATCGTGGATCGCGGGCCACGTGCGGAGACACTCCTCGTAGAGCTCGCGGCTGTAGGGCATTTCCCGGACACGGGCCATAAACGGGCCGAAGTATTCGCGGCTGGCGACCACCCGGAAGAAGCTGACCATGCCGCGGTTGACGTCGTTATACACCTCGACCTCGGCCGGCGGCTTGGATATCAGGATCGACGCACCGCCGCCGAAGGGCTCCAGATAGCGCTGGTGGGGCGGCAACGCCTCTAAAATCGCGGACTTGATCTTGGGTGCGCCCTTGCCTCCGAACCACGGGAAAGGAGCCCGAATCATCTTTTTTGAATCCATAATGCAATCCTTTCGAAAAACGTTTAAAATAAAAAAGGCCCGGGGATTGCGCAAACCATCCGTTCCGTCTATATTACCTCGTGCCTCACGAGCGGAACGGTTCTGGTGTCGCAACCACCGGGCCCGGGGAGATCCGGCTGTTGTAAAGCCGGGTTTCTCCCGCTCCCTTTCTTTCCTGCAAAAGCTCTAGGTCTTGCCCATAATCTTAGCTCCTTTCCCTGTTAAAACGGGACTTCATTCAGTCGGTTCCGCTCTTTTGCGATGCGATCTTTCAGCGCCTCGATCGCTTTTTTTGCTTCGCCCGGCGTGAACTCATCAAACCGGACATTCTGTCCGAACCAGCGAACCTTCCCGAACTGGTCGACGAACCCGGCCAGATACGCGGCCGTGCGCTTTTCCTCCGGGAGGAACCGGCTCAATCCCGGCTCGGAGTCCGTGCCCAGCCAGAGCGCCCAGATTTTGCGCTCCGCGGCGGTCTTCGGCCGCTTCGCACGTACGGGCTCCATAGCTTTCAGCTCGTCCATCACGGCGCGGTCCTGCGCCGCTGTAAGAAGTTTGGAGCTGCTGACGCCGGCCACGCGCATCAGCAGGGCGCGATAGTCCGGATCAGACAAGCCCAGATGCCCCTTGATCGCATGGATGGCCTTGATGCTCACAGTTCATGCTCCCATAATCCCTGATGGCCCTTGACAGGAAAGAGCGGCCACGCAAACTGTTCCGCGTCGCGGAGGTACCAGTGCCAGCACCCCGGCTCTGCCCAGCGGCTCGGTCTGGGAACCGAAAAATGGTGACAGCCCTCGAGATTTACGCGTCCGACGATCGCGCCGAACTCGTTTGGGCGTCGGGCATCGGCCTTTCCCGCGAATAACATGAAATGTCGGCGCACCTCGTCGGATGCCTGAAGCAGTCCAAGCTCATGCAATCCCGTCAAGGCGAACGGATCCCACGTCTTCGACGCATGAATCAGGAGCGGACCTTTATAATTTGTGAACCAGGAGCGGTTCTCGACATCCTTCAGTCCGGAAACGATCAGCCACGCCCATGGCTGTTTTACGGTCAAAACTTTCATTTTGGTTTCCCCTTCTCTTTTTCCTTTGCGGCATTACAACAAATACACGAAGCGCCGAACACAATATTGTAAACGAACAAGATGCCGGGGGCAAGATACTTCCAGACCGGCCAGGAAATGTAACCGGTCATCTGCATCGTCAGAAGGACGATTTGTGCGATAATAAGTGTCCAGCCCCATACCTGAAGAATAATACTGCTGATCATAATCTTACTCCTTTGGTTACATGAAAATTGCGGTGATTTCGTTGTCGGTCATGTCGGATGTCTTGTCGAGGTCAAAGCGGACATTATGGTTGATCTCCCGGGCGGCGTCCCGGCAGGCATTGAGCCAGGAATCGAGAGACGTCCGGTCGCCACGGGCGGCGCGGATGATTGCCTCCAGCTCAGCTTTTGAATACTGAAAACGCGTCACGATGGAGAGTTGCACGTGATCCTCCGATCGATCGCGCAAATCGCGTTGTCGATATAACCGTTTACGATAAGGCGTATGACGGCATACTCATATTTATTGTCTTTAGACGTTAAAAGAGCAAGCACCGCTTGTGCCGGGGCACGGTTAAATTCAACAGGCCGTGTATTATAATCCCGAAGATACCAGATCGCCTTTTTGAGATCCTCGATCTCCTTGGACTTGTCGCCCTTGCGGCCCGCTCTCCATAAGTATTTTACGGCGTTGCCCAACTGGAAGTTTAAATGCCTGGTCAGATCGATGCACTCGATCGTAACGTCGATTCCGGAATAGTGTGCCGGGTGGTTGATGTTGTCGCTCATTTTCTGCCATACCTTACCTTTCTTGCGCGGATTTTGTTTTTGACCTTATGTTTTGTAGGGCGGTGTTTGTGGTGGGTGAAACGCGGACAATATGGTTCATAACTGAAAAAATCAGGAATGAATGGTATTGGCCAAAGACGCGATAAACCGAATGAATGTATTTTCATGTTCTTTTTCTCCTTGTCGGTTTGAGTTTCGATACGACCGATTGCAGTGTCATAAGTTCGTCGTATGTTCGCGGCGCGGGACAGTCGTTTTTGAGATACCAGCGAGCTAGGCGATACAGGGCCGTCCGCTCTTTCCGGGTCAGCCGCCGGCTGTCGCGCGCGAGTTCAAAAAGTTCACCTTGCGCCATTCCCCCCCCCTAAAATTTCCGCAAGCCATGGTGCCCCCTTATTTTGAAACTTGAAATTTGATGTTGCCGGCCAGGACCGGCAATGAAACCTTGTTGGCCAGCTCCTGGGTTTTGCGCCGGGCCGCGCCGATCGCGGACTCCCGGCTGAGATAAGAGGCGTCGGCAATGAAACAGGTTCGACCGTCGCGGGAGAGGAAATACATCCACTTCCCGTTTTTGTGGCTCTTCCGGATCATCGCCGAGTAGGTCATTGCCTTACCCTCCTTATTTATCCTCCGGCCAGGCACCGCCAGACTTGCGCCACTTGACAAAAAGCTGGAGGTCGGCTTTTGTAACCGGACGCCCTTTTTCCCTGGCGAATTCCTCGGCGCGGTAAAGGTCTTTGAAAAGAGTCCGGAGCTTGCCGTCCCGGCCGGTTGCCTGGGCGTATGCAAAGGAAACCAGCTCCTCGTCCAAGGTGTCGCCGAAGAAGGAGGACAGCACCTGCCGAACTTCATCCCTGCGCGGAACCTTCGGGATCTCGACCGGAAATTCAAGACGCCCTAAAAATTGTTCAAAGTAGTCCGCGTTTTTCCCCCTCTTAATCTCTTGCAGATACACGTCCGTAAAGATCAGGGCGACGCCGCATTTGGTGATGTCGTGCAGGTCGCGCAGCAGCTCGATCGCGCCGCCCGGACGCCCGCTCTTACTGAGGAGATGGCCTGCCTCATCGATGATCAGCACATTGCGCGGTCCCAGCGCCTTATGAATATTGAGTTCGATATCCGCTGTCGATCCCCGCACGGACACGCCGATCGCGCGGGCAAGCAGGAGAACCAGCGTCCGCCGGGTGCAGTCGGAGGGAACCCTCAAAAACTTGCTCCGTCCATGATTGTTCTGCTCCGCCCAATATTCGGAGGTGTAGGTTTTTCCGCGTCCGGTAGGTCCCGCGATATAGACCATTGCCGCATAGTCGCGGCAGTAGTCCAAGGCTTGAATGATCCGCTCGGCAACGATCGTCCTGACAAGAGGGCGTTGCTTGCGGACGCGCCGGATCAGGGCATCGATCGCCTCGATTACATCGTCGCGCTTATATTTGGGCTGGCCGTAAAAGCCTGTAAAATACCCGCAGATGTCCTCCCATGGAACCCCGAGTTCCTTTTCGACCGCATCTTTGGATTTGTTGAGAATGTTGCAGAAATAACCCCAAATCCACTGGAGGCGCTCCTTTTCCTGTTCATTCGGCAAGCTTTCGAGGTTGCGCCTATAGGCGTCATAACTCAGGTTGACCTTTTCCTCACTCATCGTCTCTGTCTCCTTTTTTGGTGATGAAATTATGTATCTCTTCCAGTCCTTCGGAATCGGTTGGAATCTGCTGACGTTTCCGGGCGATCGCCGCATGAATCTCCGCAAGCGCGGCCGTTTCCCTGTCTTCGTGCAGAACGAGATCGGCCAGCGGGACCGAGGGGGCGTCGTCCGATTTCTGGGCGGACGGGTATACATCCTCCGCGGGGGCAAGCCGTCTGTAGGTGTGGGACAGTCCTTTGACCGGGTGGATCGTTCCGCGGCTTACGAGCCTGACATCGGTGCCGGCGATCAGCATTTCCTCCAGCGGACTGCCGGACGGACGGCCTCCCTTGAGATCGAGGGCCAGCAGCTTGACGCTCCTCGCCATGGCCTTCTGGCGGCTGATCCGCTCGCGGAGCTTGGCCAGCTCGGCTTCATCGCCCCGGGCCAGCGCCTTGACCGCCTCGCGCGTCGCACCCGTGCCGATCCGCGCGCCGGTGAGATCGTAAAGGCCGATGGTGTCGTCCCCGAACGGACTGCGCTTGACCAGCACTTTCTCGCCGTAGCGGACATCGTCCGTATAATAACGGGTGTTGCGGATCGTGACGGACTGGCCGCGCCCGATTTGCCGCGCGCCCTCCGGAAGCATGAACGCCTCGACCAGTTCCTCGGGCGTATGGGCGGCCGTCTGCGGGCGCGAGTTCCAAACTTCGGCCGGCGACGCTCCCTGGTGGATCACGCCGTTTTTGGGATCCTGATGATACGCCTGCAGCCAGGAAACGAAAATCGCGCAGAACTGGTCGAGCGTGGGAAGGTCTTCGGGGTGACGGTCATGCCAGGCAGCGCCGTCCGTGCGTCCGGCCGGATTGCTTCCGAGGTAGTCGGGGAATTTCTTATCGAAGCGCTGCATGACGTTTTTGAAATTGGGTTCGATCGTTTTCGCCCGGCCGTTGTAGGGGGTGGAGTTGGTCAGCCGGATGCCGAGCGACTGGAAGATGCTGTATGGTTTGTCTCCCAGGATCATGGGCGTGGAGAAGCCCTGCGCGTTGTAGTCGAGTCCGTTGTCGAAATAGGCCTCGGCCGGGGGCACGCCGCCGGTGACGCAGCAGTATTGCGCCAGCAGCCGGATCTGGTCCATCGTGTTGACCGCCTCGGTCGTGATCATCCAGGAGACGAAATACCAGCTCTTGGCGTCCATCAGGGCGGACAGCGTCGGGCGTACGGAAATCGGCTTGCCGGAACCGTCCGGCGCGGGGATTTGGACACGCGTGTCGAAAGGACGGCTGTCTCCGATGATCATCGTTCCGGGCGCGATCGCGGACCAGTCGCGTTCGGCGTAGTCGCAGACCTTGTTCCGCCAGGCCACGTCCCCTTCGCGCTCGCGGATGAACAGCTCTTTCGGGAGATGCGCCAGATAGTAGCGGACATCCTGCTCGAGCGGAATCAGGGCGTCCGGCCGGGTTTTACGGAGGATGGAAACGGTGTTTCGATAGGATTCCGCGACCGTCTGGCAGTTCGGATGAAAGTAGATGCGGTTGAACTGTTCGTAGAATTCAGGATACTTCGGACGCGGATCGTTCCATCCGCGACGGTATCCGTCCGCCAGCGCCTCGATTTTCTCCTCCCGGGTCGGATTGCGCCGCCCGAGACGGATTTCCGCCTGCTTCAGCTTCTTCGTCCAGTTCCGCCAGTTGTTCCAGTCCAGCTGGCTGCCGCCCCTGTGCCCTGAACGGGACAGGATCGGGAACCATTCCGGGTGCAGCGCGGCCGCCGCCAGACACGCTTCCGGGTCCGTCATGCCGGCCGTGGCCGTCCGCTTGACCTGCTCGACCGATTCCAGATACAGCAGCCGTTCCGCGGCCGTCTTCCGGATTTCCTCCGGCAGGGTTGACTGAACCGGTTTGATCAGTATTGTCACCACACTCTGTTTGAGTGTCGGCGCGGCTGTCCGGAGCACTTCCGGCAAGGTTGTCTGAATCGGTTTGCACAGTGTTGTTACCACACTCGTCCGGGGCGGTTCCGGCGGCGGGACGGCCAAGGAAGGCGGCCCCGAAATCGAGCGTACCCGGGTTTGCAGCAGTTCCTCCAGGTTCTTCATCTTCGGTCTCTCCAAGCAGGTTGTTGATTTGTTTCAGGGTCTCCTCGTAATCCTTTTTCAAGGCGAGCAGCAGCAAGGTGTCCTTCGGCGTCTCCGGACGCTTCTGGAACTCCAGGAAGCCGGTGATCAGACGTCCCCCCAGCTGGAGGGCGCTGATCGCCGCCGTTTCGTCCCGGATCGCCTCGATGATCTTTTCCTCCGGGCAGTCCACATACTGTTTGAGGAGGTCGTCGAATCCCGGCAGCGCGGGCTGCTCTTTTTCCGGGATCGCGATTCCGGCCACGCGTCGCAGATAGTCCGCGACGGCGTCCCGGATTTCCTCCCGGGTCATATTCCAGACGGCCTCCGTCTGCGACAGGAAAGACTCCAGCAGCCTGCTCTTGTCGTCGGCCGGCGAATACTTGACCAGGCGCGTCATCGGCAGCAGTTTGTCGCCTCCGAGGGCGATCAGCTTTTTGTAGATCACCGCGCGGCCGCGGACCGCCAGAAGCATTTTTCCGATCGCCAGACGGTGATAAATCTCCGCGTTTTCAAGCTGCGCCGTCTCCCGCGCCCAGGCGAGCCATTTTTTGGCGTCGCCCGCGAAGTTGCTCATCAGGGCGTCCGTCAGCGACAGGGCGGAAATGACCGTCCCGCGACGCTCGATCATGGAGACCTGCCGGAGCACGGCGCTCTTCTCCTCCAGTGATTCGGGTATCCCGCCCGTATAAATCTCCTCGAATGTCATTTTCCAACGCCTTTCACGGCTTCGTCGACGAGACGATCGTCGATGTTGATTTTCGGTTCCTCCGAGTCCACGATCCGGCAGCCGGGCAGCACGACGCCATCGTGCAGCAGCTTCAGGATCTCGGATTCCTCGAAGGTCGTCGTCACTTTGGTTTCGGACGTTTCCTGATAGAGGTTCGAACGCGCGGAAAGCCTCAGGGATTCTTTCAACCGTTTCGGATCGTCGACCATGAGCTTTTCCGGATTCCCCTGCAGGCCATAATTTCCCCAGGCGGTTTTCGGCTTGCGCGGACTCTGAAAAAGCTCCTTGTTGTTGCTGATGAACATTTCGAGCTCGTAGACCAGTTTTTTATCTTCCTCGCGGAACGGATTGGCAATATCTTCCGAGCGGGCTTTAAGCTCGGCGATCTTGGCGTCGAGAGGCGCGACCGCCCGCGCCCAGCGGACACGGTTGTCGAAAATCTGATGATGCAGCTCATCGGCGTCCTTTTTGGTCATCAGACGGTATTTCTTGACATCGATCATGGACATGTCAGACCTCCTCGGAAATGTTGTTGCGGGATGGACGGGGGAAAGCGAAAAGGTCCTGGAAACGATCAGCGATCGGCGCGGTCACCAGACCGCCCCTGCATTTGGCAAGCACCTGATAGCCGAGCCCGGTCAAGGCGGCCAGATCGCCGATCGTGATCCCCTCATCGACGCAGGCGCGGACCAGAGTCGGAATGTCGGACGGCGTGCGCTGCTGGATCAGACGCAGAATCTTGGCGCGTCCCCTCGTGATATCCGCGTCGGACATTCGTGTCGGGACGGTCGGAGTCGCCGGACACGCGCGCTTGATTCTCCGGCCTCTTTTCTTCGGAGCCGCGGACGGAGGAGCGGCATTCCGCAGCTCTTCCTGGGACACCGGGGGCACGGGAACGTTTCCGGGCTCGGAAGCGATGGCTCCGCCGTCCGTTCCGAAAAGCTCTGTCATGCGGGACAGGAGTTCTTTCCGGCCGTCCTGCCAGTCCAGCGAGTATTCAAGGTCGCGGCGGGACACGCCGATCAGCCGTGCGAATTCGGCTTGGGTCAAGTTGAAGTGATCCAGGATCAGCCGGATCGCAGGAACAAGCCCGGTTTCCTCCCAGCGGATTTCCTGCGCAAACTGGCGGATGGACTCGACCGAAGGCCATTCCAGGGAGTCCGTGCTGAAATACTCCAGATCGTTCAGATCGCCGTCCAGCTCGCTGTCGCTGTCGATTTCGTCTACAATTTCCCGGATGGTGTTGATCAGGGTCTTGCCGACCGCGCACTCCGTGAGGGTATTCAGTCCGAAACAGGCTGCCTCGATCCGCCCGATCTGTCTTTGAGTGATTTTCATGATGTCAGTTTCCTTTCTTCGTCCCGGGGACGGTATAGACTTTGCGATCGGCGAATTCCTGCTGTTTGCCGCGATTCCAATTCTGGACAGGTCTGAAATAGCCGCAGACCCGGCTGTAGACTTCACATTTTTCTCCGCACTTCATGGCAGTTCCTTTCAGTTTGAAATTTGTAAATGGGTCAATTTGTAAGTTGAGGATTCGGCTGCTTGTAGATGATCGTTTCGCCGCCGATCGGCGGGAGGCTGTCATAACAGTTTGTCGGGATTTCGACGCCCTGGATATAGTCCCGGACCGAACTGGTGTTGAGCTTGAGGTGCGCCGCGATTTGCTTGTTGCTCATCTCCCAATTAAAAAAGTGAATGAAGTTCGAATCAAACCAATCCGGAGATTCCGCCGCCTTTTTGAGTGCGCAGACGAACCGGCGGGGATCGAGCAGGATCCGGCGCATGGAACGGGCCAGGACGGACAGCGGGATCCGGCGCACCCGGACATCCCCTGTCTTGCTGTCGGTGACCTCCGCTTCGACCGTCTGGCGCAGCTCCTCCAGCGTCTCGATACGCTGGATCGCCAGCATCGCCTGGAGCATCAGCTCGAGCGTCACCGTCTGCGGTTCGACCGGCCGCGGTCTGCGCTCGTCATTTATGAAACTATCCCGTCCCGACATGATCATCCCCTTATTGCAGCAGTCCGAAAGTTCTTCCGAATACGACGACTCCGCCGATGAACGTCAGCATCAGAGCCCCGCCCGCGACAAGGATCGCGGAAAAGAGCACCGCGCCGGCGGCCCGGCCCTGGCCCCCTTCGATCCCGCACTCGTCCGCCGTCTCGTCCAGCCTGGGACGTCATCGCCGCGCTGGACCAGCGCGCGGAAGCGCTGCTCGGCGTCAAGTGGGAGATTCTCCCCGGCGGAAGCGGTCCGAACGACAAGGCCGCCGCGGATGCTTTCCGGACGGAACTGGAAGGCTGCGGTTCCTTGAGCGGACTGGATACTTTTTACGATCTGGTACGGAATCTTGAAGGTGCCGTGATCTATCCTTTCGCGGTCTCGGAAATCGTGTGGGAGCCCGGCGGTCTGATCTCCGGTTTCCAGCACGTCGATCCGTGGCACTTCACCCTGCGCGACAGTTACGAGCCGCTTCTGATCTCGGACGAATTCCCGAACGGGATGCCGCTGCCGGCGAACAAATTTGTGATCCACCGGACGCTGAAAAACGCCGATCCGGCGCGGTCCGGGCGGATCCGGACGCTGGCATGGCTGCACCTGTTCCAGAACTGGCCGATCAAAGATCTATTCAGCTTTGTCGAGCGTTTCGGCATGCCGTTTGTGATGGCCAAGGTCGATAAGCAGACGTGGGACGAGGAACGCGGCGCTGTTCAAAGTATGATCAAGAGTTTCGGGCCGTCCGGCGGCGGCGTCTTCACCGCGTCGACCGAGGTGGAGCTCCTTCAGGCGGCGAACACCGGCAGCGACAATATCTATCTCAAGATTCTGGACTATACACGGGAAGCGATTTACCGTCTGCTGCTGGGTCAGACGGCCAGCAGTTCGGACGGCGGCGGGCTTTCGGGGGATACGGCGCAGTCGAAGGTCCGGCAGGATATCCTCGAATCCGATGCCCGGGCGATCGAGTCGACGATCCGGGCGCAAATCGCGGCTCCGTGGACCACGTTCAACTTCGGTCCGGCCGCGGCGGTTCCGAGAATCCATTTTCAAGTGGAGCCTGCGGAAGACATCACCGCGTTCGCGACAATGGTCCAGACGCTCTACAACAGCGGTTTGCAGGCTGATCCGGTTCAGATCGGAAAGAAGGTCGGCTTGACGCTGACGGCACGTCCGGAACAATCGCAGATGCCCGGAATGGGGTTTGGATTGCAGACACCACCGGAAACAACCGCGCCGGCGGCGGATCCGAAAGCCTTACAGGAAGCGCGCGGCATCGCGATCCGCGCCGGTACGCTGACTCCGACAGCGGAGATTGAGGCGCAGACACGCCGGGAACTCGGGTTGCCGGTGATGCCGGAAGAAGTCAAGAAGGCGTGGGAGGCGACCGGAGGAATCCGGCAGCCGATCACGCTGAAACCCGCCGAAAGCGCGGCGGTGGATGATGCCCTGAAGGTGGACGAAAAAGCGGCCGCCTCCAAGACCGCGCCGGACGCCGCGCCGCTTGCGGCCGACGATCCGAAAAAAAAAAGTGAGGAACGGGCCGTTGCGGACGCCCTGGTCGAGTGGCTGACGCCGCTTTCGAAAGCGTTGCCGGAGCTGACGGATGAGTCGGAGATGTCCGATGAGGCCTTTGGAAAGGCGCTGGCGGCCTGCGCGGACGGAAAGAAGCTCGGCGACCTGACACCGCTCATGAAGGCGCAGGAAGGATTGATCTACCGGGATCTGGCGGAAACCAAGGGAGGAACAGGAAAATGACGTTCGACGAGGCCAACGACTGGATCGCACACCGTCAGTCCAAGACGACCGAGCTGACTTCCCGCGAGATCTCGAAGACGGTGCCGCCCAAAATTGCGGCGCACTGTTTTTTTTCGGCTCAGGTGGCCAAGGAAAACGTGCTCGGGAAAATCCGGGACGTCTCCGACCGTTTCAGCCGCGGCGAGATCAGCCAGGCGGATGCGCGGAGCGAACTCCGGAACTGGCTGAAAGCGAACAATCAGGACGACGGAACCGCGAGCGTGAAGAATCTGGCCAGCAAGGCGCGTGTCAATCTGATTCTCGAACAGAACAAAAAAATGGCGGTGGCGGTCGGCAGGTATCAGACCGACCGCGATCCGGTGGTCGAGGCGCGTTTCCCGGCGTGGGAATACCATACCGGCCGCAATCCGCGCGATGCTCATGCGGCGTTGAACGGGAAAATTTATCTCAAGTCGGATCCGATCTGGCAAAAGATTTATCCCCCGTGGGAATTCGGCTGCAACTGCTGGGTGACCAATACGGACAAAGCGCCGAACGGGACGATCACCGTGGCGGATATCGGGAAGCCGACAAGCGGTTACCGGTTCGATCCCTCCGACGCGTTCGAGGATTATAAGGTCGATAGTTTTGAGTTCAAAAAAACGCCGGACTCACCCTTGATTGTCAAGGCGCGCGGAGAAGCGGAAACCTTGAGGCGGGAACAGCTCAAGATCATGTACAAGGATGTCGACAAAAGACAGCCGGGAATCGTCGAGGAAGCGGATGATTACTGGGGTCGGATGGAGCCGGAAGACCGGGAACCCGTGATCCGTTATACCGCGAGCGATCAGGCGAGCCTCAACCGGGCAAGCCGCGGACAGATTGAGATGACGAAACCAATCTCGGACGAGATGGACAAGGTATCCACCCTGCTGGAGAAAGCCCCCAAATACACCGGAGGACAGGTTTACCGGGTCATCAATCTGAACACGCAAGAGGATCTGAAATCCCTTGTAAACGACCTGGAAAATGACAGATGGGCTCTGAATGGGTTCAACTCGACCTCCACATCGATGGACAGCGCGAAACGCTACCTGAACCCGGAAAAAACAGGGGTCGTCTTCCATGTGGTCAAGAGCCGGAACGGAGCTTTTATCGGTCAATATTCCTACATGAACGCGGACAAGGAGGTGCTTTTTGACAGAAAATGCAAATTCCGGGCTTTACAATCATGGGAGCCGGATTATATTAAACGCGACGGATGGCCGGACGGGCTGATGCACATAGCGATTATGGAGGTCTGAAAATGGAAGTTGAAACCTACAAACCTACACGCAAGGCGCTGTTGCGCGTCCAGGCATTCCGGCAGACAGCCGCGGGCAAAGCCTCGGACGAACGCATCTCCAAATTGTGGGACAGCAATATCCGTGAGCGCAAAAGGCTGGGCATGCCCGTTCCTCCCGAATCCTCCGAAAAAGAAGAAGCGCCCCGCTGATCTGACCTGAAAAACTTTTGAATTCCGCACACCGGTGAAACACCCTGTGTGCTTTTTTGCGCACTTTTGTGCGAAAAGGAGACCGTATGCGTATCGGCATCACGGTCGATCTGCGTGACTTTCTCGCCGCCGCCGAGCAGATGAAACTCCAGAACCGTCTCCCCGAATTTGTGGCCAAGACGCTGGCGGTCTCCGCCCGCGATCTTGCCTACAACAACGCCGCCAAGCAGGGCGGCAGGCGTTTCTGGCGGGAACTCGCCGATGGCGTGCGCGTCAAGGCGGAGGGGCTGGAAGTCACGATCGACCACGTAACCAACGACACAAACCATCTGGCGGAGCATGTCCACGAGGGCGGCGTCATCCGTCCGAAAAACGCCCGATATCTGGCGATTCCGATCGACAAGAGCGTCGAGGGGGAAAACGCCCGGGACCATACGTGGAAAACCGATACCGGGAAACCCGTTTTTGTGATCGATAAAAACGCCGGAGCGCGCGGCCGTGCATTCATGGCCGAAAAAACCGGGAAAAAAGGCAAGCTCAAAATGCTGTTTGTGCTGGTCCGGCAGACCAAGCCGCAGCGGGCGCGTCCGTGGTGGCCGAAAGACGAGGAATTCCAGGCGCTGGCCGAGCGTGAAACAAAATGGTGGACGGAACAATATCTCCCGAAAACGATATAAATAACAAAAGGTTTACACATGAACGACTTTTTTCTTGATGGCGCCGTGTTCGGCTCCGGGCCGCCTGACTCGGTCCGGCGCGACGCGGCGGGCGTGCCGATCGCGTGGCGGTTGCTGAAGGCCGGGAAGCTTTCCCTGGTCAAGAACGGCGTCGCGGACGCGCTGGACATCACGAAAGAGCGTCTGACGCAGGCGATCGACTACTTTACCTGCAAGGGCGAGAAGGTTCCGATCGACAGCAGCCATTATCTTTCCGCGCTGGCGGACCAGCACAAGATCCCCGAAAGCGAGGTGGAACGTCTGATCCCGGGCGGCGCGGCCGCGATGGGATACGGGCAGCTCGCTCTTTCGGCGGACGGGTCGGAACTCTGGATCGACAAAATCCAGTGGAAGGACCCCGCCTACAAGCTGCTGAAGGACGGCATCTACAAATACTTCTCCCCGATGCTCCGGGGACTGAAGGAAGGACCGTTCCGCGTGACCTGCGTGGCGCTTGAAAATCAGCCCGCAATCAATGATCTCGACGAACTCGCGGCGCAAGCCGCCGATGACACAAACCCGATCCGTCTTGCCGCAAGGGGACGGATCGAAGAAAAAAAGAAAGGGAATCCTATGGATCCGACTCTCCTGAAAGCCTTGCAGAAACTCGTGCCGGGCTGTGACGTGCTTGCGCTGGCAGCCGAAGACCCCGCGAAATCCAAACCCGAGCAGAACAAGATCGCCTGCGCGGTGGAAGACACCGCGGTCATGCTGACCCAGCTGCGCGATCTGCTCAAGCTCCCGGCCGATGCCGACCGCGCCGCGATCGAGGCCGCCCTCAAAGGAGTGCTTGCAAAGGCCGGCAGCGCCGACACCACCCAGCAGGAAAATCTCGCGATGAAAGCCTCCGCCGAAAAAACGGAAAAAGCGCGCCTGATCGCCGACGGAAAGCAGAACGGCCAGATCACCGACGCGATGCTCGCATGGGCCGACACGCAGGACAGCAAAGCCCTGAGCGCCTATCTCCAGCATGCGCCGAAACTCGTGCCGACCGGACAGCTTCCCAAGCCCGAACGCAAGCCGACTGACGGCGATACCGTGGCACTGACGGCGGAAGAAAAAAGGATCTGCCAGATGGCGCATGTCAGCGAAGAAAATTATCTCAAGGAAAAGAAAGGCGGTAACAAATGACGGCTCTCGCACAAGACAGAGGCACCCTGAAGAAGGTGCCGGTACGGCGGACTCTGGAAGCGGCCGGAACCATTTACGTCGGCGCCCTTGTGGCGGTCAATTCCAGCGGCAAGGCCGTGGCGGCCTCGGACGCCGCCGGGCTCAAGGTGATCGGCTGCGCGCAGAATGCGGCGATCGCCACCGAAAACGTGACCGTCGAGGAAGGCTGCTTCGCCTACGACGGCACTGGCATCACCAATGCCGACATCGGAAAGACGGTCTACGTGGCCGATGACCAGACGGTCTCCCTCAGCGCCGGCACCAACGGCGTCATCGCCGGAACCGTTTTCGACGTGGACACGGAAGGCGTCTGGGTTGCGATCGGACGCACCGCCCAGGGCGTCTATCAGACGCCGCTCTCCAAGGCCGCCAGTTCTGACATTACGGCCGGGACGGATGATGCCATGTATGCCACTCCCAAGGGGCTCAAGGACGCCGGAATCGTCGCGGTTGCCGCCGCCACCACGGCCGCCGCGGGCAAGGTCAAGATGGCCGCCACCGTCGCCGCCGCGGCCGGAGAGACCACAACCGGAGCCGAGTTCAACGCCCTGCGCACCTCGCTGATCAACTCCGGAGCGCTCTCCGCCACCTGAGAATACAGTTTGTAAGCGGGAGAGTGCGGACTTCCCGATTTCTCCCATTTACAAACTTCCCAACTTACAAATTCACGAATTCAACCTGAAAGGTTAACAAATGGAACTCAATTCCACCAATCTGACCAGCATGCGGACGGCGTTCAATCTCCGTTTCAAAGCGGGGATCGAGGCCTACAAGCCGATTTACGCGGATCTGGCGATGATCGAGGGCGATGTCGCCCATGACGCGATCGAATTCCCCTTCCTCGAACAGTTCGCCGGAATGCGCGAATGGCTGGGCGACCGCCAGTACAAGAGTCTCTCGAGCAACAAAATCACCATCAAGGAAAAGCCCTTCGAGCAGTCCGTCTCCATTCCCCGCCGGAAAATCGAAACCGACAACTGGGGAATCTACGGCACGGTCATCGCCCAGATGGGCGCCGCCGGGGAACAGCTCTGGGACGAGCTCTTCATTGAGGCGCTGGCCAATCCCGCCGCCTGGTTTGACGGCAAGGCATTTTATGTCAACAACCGCAAATACGGCAGCGCAAAGAATGCCGGCACGATCAACAACATCGCCACTCTGGCGCTGGACTTCGCCAACTTCGGAACTTTCTATCTCCAGATGTCGACGCTCACCGGCGCGACCGGAAAGCCGCTCTCCTCGCGTCCGACGCACCTGATCGTGGGTCCCGCGCTGGAAGACACCGCCCGGATCATCCTGACCCAGGACAAATACAAGGACGCCCAGGGCAACGAAGTCCTGAACCCGCACAAGGGAAAATGCCAGCTGGTGGTGCATCCGCTGCTGGTCGGCGATTACGCCAATGACTGGTATCTCGGCAAGTTCGACGCCGTGCTCAAACCGATCATGATCATGAAGAACAAGATCGGGGCGCTGGTGTCCCTTACCTCCGAAACGGATGAAAACGTGTTCCAGCGCGACGAAGTCGTCTACGGCAACAGCGCCTACGGCAACGCCGCCGCGCTGTTCCCGCATCTCCTCGGACGGTCTCGTCCCAGCGAGGGCTGAGCATGAGCTACGCGACGGCTTCGGATTTGTCGGAGCGGCTCGGGACGGTCTACGGTAAGATCTACGCCGGGGAGTCCGGCCCTGCCGCCGCGGATTCCGATCTGGAGTCCGCCGCGGCGGAGATCGACGGTGCGCTGGCGTTCCGCTACGCCCTCCCGATCGAAGGAGACCGCAGTCTGGCGCTGCTCAAGGACTGGACGCTGACACTGGCCGAGGAGCGGGCTTACTCCCGCGCCGCCGGATCCAGTCTGGCGGACAAGGTCAAACTGCGCGTCGACCAGGTGCGCAAGTATCTGGAGATGGTCCGTGAGGATCAGTTCCGACTGCCGGACGCAGCCGAAAATGTATCGGCCGGCAGCGGCGGCATCTCTCTGGTCAAAAACGAGCCGCCCGTCTTCGGACGCAACAACATGGGGGGATTTTGAACAGTTTGTAAGTTGGAGAATTTGTAAGTTTATAAGAAAACGAATTCCACAACTCACGAATTTTCCAATTTTCCAACTCATAAACTTAATCTGAAAGGTTCAACATGCGCGCCCCCCATGAAATAACCGGCGATCTCAAGACGCTGCTGGATCAGTCGTTTCAGACGGTTCTGATTACGACCGCGCAGATTTCGGAGCAGTTTCTTTCCGAGGTGCGCGCGATCAGTTCGGCGGCGCTGCCCGCGGTGGTCATCGTCTACGAGGGCTACTCGAACAGCGGCGGGGTCAGCGAGACACAGCTGGCTCTGGTGCTGATCGACGAGTTCCGGGCTGACGACCAGGACAAGGCAGTATCGGTACTGACCGCGCTGTCGACGCTCTCCGCGCTGTTCCCGGCAACGGGGCTCGCTCTCAGCGGTGTCATGTATTTTCCATCCGGCGCGCAGGCGGCCAGCGCGGACAAGGCTTACGCGTGCTTTGCGCTCAGCCTGACCGCCAAACAGGGATCAACGTAACACAAAAAGAAAGGCTTATTATGGCAACGGTTTTTGGACTTGTTACCTACAAGGGCGCGATCGCCGCGCTCGAACTCCAGGATGTCACCTACGGAGAAAGCGGATCCACCAGTGAGCCGCTTAAGGAGGACGGCACCGTGGAACAGATCGACACCTACGGCGACAAGGTGACGTTGCAGGCAAACGGAAACGTCAAGACGGGTGCAAACATGGCCGCGCTAACTCGTGGCGCCACTCTGACGGTCGACTCGATCGCCTACAAGATCACGGACGTCCAGATCAAGGAAAGCGTCACCGGCGCGAAAACCTGTTCGATTTCCGGCTCCGCCCCGAAGCCGGTTCCCGCGGGTTAACCCATGACCGAACAGGAAGGACTGCGGCTGGCGACGAAGGAATTTTCCGCCGTCCTGGCCGCCGATCCGGAGCTGAAGCGTCTGGAAGGACTCAAATACGACCGGAAAAGCGAATTTGCGCCGCTTCTGGACGCGATCGGGCTCCGGGGCGGCTGGAAGATCGGGTCGCTGCCCGTGAAGCCTTTGACGGCCGCAAAATGGGGGTTCCTCTGGGGCATCGGGAATCCGCTGGTAGCCGGGGATCTTCCGGAAGGAACGGCCGCAACCGCCGCCGACGCGGATATTTTTCTTTTCGTGCTGGCGGCGCCGGACCTCCGGAAGCTGGAGATTTCCTTCTCCGACCTTCCGGCGGTGGCGTCCGGATACGCGGAAGCCACCGGGCTTTCCCCGGAGGATGTGGTTCGGGAAATCCATCAGGTCAAGCAGTCCGCCTTCCACGCCTTCGAGATGCTGCCGGAAACGTCCGGGCGCGGGGAACCGGTGCATTACGACGCCGACTGGCTGACGCTGCTGTCCGGCATCGCCGCGCGGGAGACGCTGACGCCGGTCGAGGAGGTCATGCACGAGATGCCTCTTTCGACGGTTCTGTATCACTACATCCAGTATCAGCGGCGCGAAGACCTCCGCGGCGGGAATATCAAGCGCCGTCCGAACAGCGATGTTCAAAAATTGATCTCGAAGCGGATCGATGAACTTGCGGAGGCGTTTTTGAAAGTTTGTAAGTGAAGAATTTGTAAGTTTGTAAAAAGGAAAAACCTCATGCCGACTATCGTAAAAATCACGTGCGACGGTGAAAGCTATACACAAGAACTGAATCGCATCGTGTCTTTTACGCGCGAGAGCCGGCGTCAAATGGAAACGGCAGTCTCCGGAGAGATCAAGTCGACCGTGAAGCAGGAGGTCAAGGGCGCGGAGGAGATCCAGAAGGCAAAGCAGGAGATCGACTCAATTCCTGCTGATAAAAAAGTGGTCGTGACCACCGAATTCAGCGGCGTTTCCAAGACCTCGGAAGACCAGCCGGCCCAGACCGGCAACGTGCAGGATCAGGAGGTGACCGTCACGGCCAAAGTCGAGGGGATGAATGATGTAAAAAGCCTCGCAACTGCGCTGGATGAGCTTCCCGACACGGTCTCCGTGGCTGTCAATGTAACCACGCCGTCCGCGCCTCAAACACCAACACCGCAACCCGCGCAGCAGCCGAATCAGCCTGCCCCGCAGCAACAGCATGGCAACGTGCAGCAGATATCCAAGGCGGGGGCGGCAGTCGGAGCGCTCAGCAATGCTCTTGGCACAGCAAATCCGCAGCTGGCCCTTTTTGGCCAGTTGCTGTCTACCATCGTGACTGGTCCAGTTGCTGTTTTTACCGCCGCAATAGGCATTGCCGTCGCAACTATCGTGACCATCTGGGACAAGCTCATTATGTCAGCGGACGAATACGCGGCCAAGCTGGCCAGGCTCAGCTCGGACGCGGAAAAACATGCTCAATCGGTGCAAAAGGAGCATGATGCCGCGCGCGGCTACATGTCGCGTCTCCAGGCGCTGGCCGCGCAGGAGGTCTTGAGCAATGAATCAAAACTCGAAGCGGCAAAGCTGATCGAGGTAGTGAACTCGAAGTATGGCAATCTGGGTGTGACGCTGGCGGATGTCATCAACAAAACCGGCGCACTGGATGCCGCGCAGGCGCGTCTGAATCAGCGGCTGCTCGAGGAGCAGAAGGTGGAACTGGCGCGGCAGGCCGCGGCGGCGAGGAAACAGGCCGAGCAGGAAGGAAAAATTGCGATCTCCACCAACTACGGGCTTGGAAAAATCGTTGGATATGGAAGTTACCAGGCGTCCCAACAGATGTTTTCCGAAGATGTCGCAAAAAGACCGGTTGAGAAACGAATCGATTTTGCCACAAAAATGCGCGATGCCATGGGGACAAGCGAGACTGACGCCGCCGCCTGGCAGAAAGTAATCGATACGCTCGAGAAAGAGCGTGAACTCACCCGTCAGATTGGCGACATCGATCGCGGCCTTGCTGCCGCGAAGCTGGCGGCCGACGCTGAAATCAACGATCGGAAAAACCGTGAACTCGCCCTGAAAACAAAAATACAGGAACAGTCCAAGTATGAGGTCGATTACGCGAAGCTGACCGCCGCCGGAGAGTATGACAAGGCCGCCGCCCTCAAGCAGCAGCATGAACTCAAGCAGCAGAACCTGACCCTTACCGAGGCGGAGAAACAGGCGGTCCTCGACAATCAGAAAGCACTGCAGGCGATCGAGACCGGCAAACGGATTTCCGAGGGCGCGGACGAACTTGAGATCCAGAAAGCGCTCCTGGCTGGCGACTTTGAGCGTGCCAACGCCCTGAAGCTGCAGCTGGAGTATAAACGCCAGGGGAAGGCCCTCAGCAAGGAAGACCAGGATGCTCTGCTTAAGCAGCAGAAGGAATCCCAGAAACTCGATACCGACAAGGCCATCTCCGAGAATGAGACGGAGCTCGAGATCCAGAAAGCGCTCCTGGCGGGCGAATATGAAAAGGCCGACGCTCTCAAGCGCCAGCTGGAGTATAAGCGTCAGGGCAAGACGCTGGACGCCGATCAGGAAAAGGCCCTCAAGAAGCAGCAGGAAGCGCAGAACGCGATGAATCTCCAGAAGTCCATGAAGGATCAGGGGAAATCGGTGCTTTACGGCGCGATGGAACAGGCCGGCATGGGACGCGCGGCCGCCTATGCGAAGGCGCTCGACGACGCCGAAAAGACCAAGGGCGGAAAGCTGACCGGCGATGAAGCCAGCCGGACGAAACAGCTGACCGATCTGAGCTTGCAGTTGAGCGCGTCGGTTCCGGTGCAACTCGGCGATCTCGGGATCAAGACGAACGACCTGACGGCGCGCGGCGGCTTTTCCTCCGGCGCGGTCATGCCGGACAAGGACGAGGTCAACCGTGCGATCCGCACCAATACCCAGTCTATGGCGGAGGCCCTGAAGGGAATCCAGACCTGGCTGGATAAACTGGACAACAGCATAAAGGAAGGGAACAGGAACTGATGCAAACCAGTGTTCACCAGGGACGTGTTTTCGAGCGCAACGAGAACGGGTCCAGCACAACGGAGACCGTGACCGGAACGCAGGCGGAAATGCAGGCGTATCTGGAGGCGCTGGTCTTTGACAGCACGGCCGGCGGACGGCATGTCACCAGCGGCAAGGTGTCGCAGGTGGCCGGGACGGAATGGAAATGCGAAGTGGTTTACGCAGACGAATCCAACGGCGGGACCGTGACGCCGCCGTCTTCCGCCTATGGAAAGAAATCCGCGACACTGTCCACCGGCTGCATGCGCATGCCGTTGGAAAAGCGCGAAAACTATCTGGCAAATTGGAATCACTATCTTGCAAAAGGTTTGCTGGAGAGCGAGACGGACGATGGACTAACGCCCGATTTCTGGTTTGACGCCTCGACGGTGATCCTCAGCAAGCAGGACTCGCAGCGTTGGAAATGGGTCAAGTCCATGGCGGACATTCCCCCGGACGCCGATAAGCTGGGGCGGACCTGGAAGATCATCAAGGACCCCACAAAACCGGGCGTGGAAGGTTACGATCTGGCGACTTATCAGGTGACGGAGTCGGTCAAGCAGCCGAACCCGACGCGGTGCGGATATTATGTGGCCAACCGCCTCAATAAAATTATCAGCCCCAACGAAACTTTCGGGCTCACGGTCGGCAACTGGAAGTGCGACTCGGCGTCGATCCAGTGGGATGGCAAGCACTGGAAGGCGACGCTCACCTACACGCTCTCTGGCGACGCCGAAGGCTGGGACCTTGATCTTTATGAGCTTGGATAAGGAGACATGACATGGACGTTCCATCACCGCTTCTTCGCGGAGACCAGCGCAAGGAATCAGTATTTCTTAAGGTCAACGAACTATGTCAGTATCTCCGGGCGGAGCGCCTGAACGCGGACGGCCGCACAATTGCGCTGAACCGGACCGGCTCCGGCGTCATGATTTCGGCTTTGCGCCAGGCGGCGGCTGGGGTGCAGTCGTCCTCCGGCGCGGTGCTGGACGGCTTTTTCAAAGTGTCGCTGGTCAAGTCCGCGGAGGGCGTGACTATGCTTTCCGTGCTTGACGGATACGACAAGACGGCGCCGCTCGCCGGATATGCTTATTACAATGGAAAAAAAGTGGAGTGTCCGACGGCGGAAGGCATCGCGGTCGCGGCCGGGTATCTCTGTCTTGGCATCAGCAAAGACGCGGAAACTTATACAGTCGGCTATACGATCGAGGCTTCGATCCCCGACATGCCGACGCTGGAGAGCATCACAGACGACAACACTGCAAAATATCCGATCGCCGAGATCCTCGGTTCCGCCGCGGACGGTTGGAGTTGCCGGCAGCTCCAGCTGTCCGGGCTTCCGGCTCTCTGGTGCTTCGGCCCGTGCGACACGGAAACAACAACATGAGGAGAAAAAATGCTGTTTGTCAACTCAAAGGGCCAGCCAATTATCAGATCCGGACAGGTCTATCCGCGTGATTGCGGAAAGTGTCCGTGCGGGGACTGCGGCGAATGCACAACCTCGTGCTATTACTCGGTGCTGCATCACGTCGACGCGGACTATCCGGGTGTGATCGCGGCCGCGGCGGGCAATGTCTATCATTGTCAATGCACGTATGAGGGTTCGACCTTCGATCTCTATCTGGATGGCACCAGCAAGCCGCTGTCCCAGTTTCGCGACGGAAGAGTCTGGTATGATCTGGACGATGTGAATCCGAACTATGACGCCGCCGCGAAAACCATTTACGATTCTTATTGTCTCGCCCATCCGGATGACGCCGCCGGACAGCTTGACGCCTACCAAATATATTTGGAGACGAAAGACAAATACAATCACTACTACAGCGCCGCGGAACTGGAAGGGTTGACCGGACGCTGGCGCTCGGATACGCCGCTTTCCGCATCCTCGACCTTTACGAACCGCAAGCACGCGCTCGGATTGTTGGGAACCGAACGGCCGCAGTATTACGTAAGCGCGACGATGGAAGTAATTTGTAAAAACAAGCCGGAAGAACCTCTTTTCGATACGAACGGAATACGATACCAAAAAGGACTTGAAGGCTGGATCGTCTCGACCGACGATTGCGATTTCGGGCCTCCCCGTAAAGCGAAACTGACGCTCGCGTATTTCAATATTTTCAAGTTCACGGCAACGGTGGCAAAGTGGAACGCGACGGCACAGCGGTATGAGGAAGTCGACACCTTTGTCCACTGGTCGCAGAACATCACGGATAAGCCCGTGGCGCTCTTCGGCGCGGAGAATGTCACCGTGCTCGGCGGCAGTCCTTTCCCGCTCGACGCGGCGGGCGTCGCGGCGAATAATGTCCCGGACTGGATGGACCCGGACTGGCACTGGAGTGACCACAGGGATCCGTCCGTTGCGATCCAGCCGCCCGACTTTTACCAGATCTACAATTTCTATGACGTCAACGGAAACAAGCAATACAATTACTTCCGGCACGCGGGCGACTATGCCTATAACGAAAATGAGCGCACAATCGCGCTGACGGATTTCGACAATAACACCGCTGGCGTCTGTTACTTCGGCAACACCACGTGCGAGAATTCCGCCTGCAACACCGATCTGCTGTTTACAGACGTTCAGGTAATTGTTACAAGCGGAACCCAGACCGATCCGTCCGTGGACGCGACCGGCGACATCGACATCGTTCGCCAGATCGTTTCCGGCACCGGCAGCGACGGCAGCACGATCGGCGGCGACGTGACCGGAGGCGACGTGACCGGAGGCGACGACGGATCGACTACGACCACGATCAACGTCGACAATGGAACAAACACGACGGTCATAACCATCGAGACAACTCCCAACAGCGACGGATCAAGCACGACTACCATCACCATCGACAACGGATTCGACGCGCCAACGGTCATAACCATCGAGACAACTCCGCCAGACGATAATGGTTCCAGCAGCTCATCCGGATCGGCCACCACCGGCGATGGAGACAGCAGCTCGGTGGGCGGTTCGACCACGACCAACGACGACGGCTCGACCACCACCGTCATTGTCATCGACGGAGGCGACGACGCGGATACCACCATCACGATCGATACGGATCCGAACGACAACGGCGACGGCGGAAGCACGTCGGACGTCACGGTCGACGACGGGGATGGAGAGGAAGAGGAATATCACATCGTCATCACTCCCGTCGATCCGTGGACCAAGGAAAAAGTGCCGCAGAAGGATCCGTGCCGGGTCGGAAACCAGCACGTCCACTACAGGATCGACTATACGGTCAATGTAGCGAGCGATTTCCCGGACTATGAAGGATATACCGAGACCCGCTGGACGGAAGGTATTGGCATTATGTATGGTTCCGTACTGGACCCGGATCATACTGCTTTTTATCGTGTATCATTTAATGGGGAACCCGAGGTTATTGAAGAAAGTTCCGTTGCTAAATGTGAGGGCAGCAAATCGTCGGACTGCACGAAGTGGCTGATGGATACAATCGGAGTGGGTTTTGCTGTCTCGGGAGGCGGCGGATATCGCTTCAATATCGACCCGCAAACCAATCAAATTGTGACTTTTTCGGTGCCGAAAAAAGGGCTGTATTTTTATGGCACGATCGAGTATGCGGCGACAGGATCCAGAACGGAGGAGTTTGCCGGACAGTATTATACCTATACAAAAAGCGTTCAGTTTGTATGCACCGTCCGGAAAGAAACCGACATGAGCTTTGAATAAAGGAGTTTGGTATGGCCTGTCATTGTCACGGAAAAGAGGGGATCGAGGCGGTCGAGCCGAAGCCCCTCGACCAGTGCACTGTCTGCGCGAAGAAACACATCGACAAGGCGCATGCGCTCTGGTCCGAGTTTTTATATACCCAGGCGAACCGCCGGCAGATCCACGGACAGCTCCGGCTGGCGGTGGACCATCTGATGTATGACCACCGCCTGACCGCGATCCTCGCGCGTGACGTCGCGCAGAAGATCGAGCTCAACCGGGACGCCGAACTCAAGGACGCGTGGGAGCGTCTCGCCGAGGCGGTCGACGCGGATTTCTACGCCGACCATCCCGACGCCCTCGAACGCCTGAACCGGCTGCAAGCCAGCAAGGAGACCCTTTCATGATTTATATAGACATCGGCCAACGGGCCTTTTCGGACGCCTCCGGAATGAATATTCTTCCGGAGCCGGACCACACGCGTCTTTTTCATGGGACCGTGGAGACATTGCGTTTCAAGCTGCTGAGCGGCGGGAGCGCGCTGGTCCTGAATGCGTCCGACACCTTTGTCCTGAAGATCGACAGCGACTTCGACGACACGACTCCCCTGATGGCGTACTCCACAGTCTTCACGATCGTGGACGCCGCCGCCGGAATCATCGATGTGACGGTCAACCTGACTGCCGACGCGTTCGGCGCCAAGGTCGGGACGGCGGTCTTCATCAAGTCGTATCTGCGTCTGGAACGGTATCTTGCCGGCGTGATTACTCCGTCCGTGCTGGTGCAGGACACGATCTTCACTTTCAATTCCATCGATTCGATCGCCGCGCTTCCGCAGCCGGACGATCCCGAGTATTACAGCGCCGCGCAGGTGCAAGCCCTGCTCGCCGCGCTTTTCGACTTGGGCGACCCTTACGATTTCACGACGACCGCCGAGACCGGCGAGACCATGACCTTTGCCGCGGCGGCTCTCGGCGTGGACGCGGAGTCCTGCGACTTCGAAGTCGTTCAGGTGCTCGAGACCGAAAAGAAGACGGTCACCGGCGATGCCGCGATCTCCCGCAAATGGACGTCCGCGGGGTATGTGGTGAGTTATGCCGGGGGCTGGCCCGCTGGGACGTGGCAACTCCGCGCCGGAAAGGTCAAGGGCGACGACGGCCGCGACGGCATGGTCTACGACCGTGAAACCATGAGCGGCGTCACGATCACAGCGTCCGCGACGCCGAAGACGCATTACTACACGGCCCACAGCGGCGATGTCCTGGTAACCAACTGGACAGCGGTCAGCGGCAAGGACGCCACCATCTGGCTCAAGCTGACCATGCCGTCTACACCTGTGACAATAACGCTCCCTGCAGACATTACCGCGTGGCGCGACGATTTCGGTAACGCCGCTTCCGCGCCCGACATGAGCACGGCGGGGACTTACTGGATCTTCATTCACAAGGACGCCGCACAGATATGGGCGACGGGAAAGAAGGTGTCATGATGCTTTTTCCGACTCCGTTTTCTCCGATCCCGATTCAAACGCTCGGCGACGTCTCCGCGATCATGATCGAGATCACCGCAGCGCACATTTCAGGCGGGACGGCGTATCATACTTTTTTCATCGTTGCAACTGCCGGGTGCAAGGTCTACTGGGGAGACGGCGCAAGCAGCACATTGTCCGCCGGGACAAACACCTGCACCCACACTTACGCGGGCGCGGGTTGTTATCTGATCCAGATCAAAGGGGCGCACACAAGGCTTTACCACGGAACCGGAAGCACAGCCGCAAAAGTCATCGAGGCGGTCAAACTTTACAGTGGAGTGACCTCCTGCGCGAGCTCTTTTAGAGATTGTTTAAACAGTAAGTTTAAGATGGGGAATGGGCTTCGGTTTCATAACGGAATTACGGATTGCCTATATGCTTTCTTGAACAGTTCGATAAAAAGAATTGCTCCCGGCTTTACGCTTCCTGCCACCTGCTCAAATTTTTATGGAATGTTTCAGAATGATACAGAGCTTGAGTCTGACATTTCGAACATTATCCCGGAGTGGCCGCCCGGAAGGACCATCACACTTTCATATGCGTTTTTTTATGCACAAAAAGTGACCGGGACGCTTCCCGCGTCAAAGCTGTGGGGCAGGACGGACATCACATGGATACCTACACAGGCCTTCACGAGCGCAACCCATCTGACAAACTACGCCTCCATCCCGGCCGGATGGAAATAAGGAGGAAACATTATGGCATGGAAAAAAAATAAATGAAAATGGCACGCTGAGCGATCCGCCGCACAACAACGGCCACCGGATCAATGTGCATCTTGATCCGGAGTGGCTGGCGGCCAATGGATATGTCGACATGACAGACGAAGAGATCGCCCAATACTCGACGACCACGACGATGGTACAGACCGTCTTTACAAAGCTCCAGATACGCCGGGCGATGCGTGCGCTGGAGATGGAGCCGGTTCTGGACGCCATCCTTGCCGGCAACGCCACCTTCGCGGCTGACTGGGCCGACGCCCAGGAGATCGATCTCGCCGATCCGGTCTTTGCTTCCGCGATTGCCGCCGCGGGGATCACCGCCGAACAGATCGATGCCGTCAAAACCAAAATTCTGGAAGGATAAGAAATGAGAAAACTGTTTGCGATTTTTCTTTTGCTCGCGCTTTGCATGGTCGTGCTGACCGGAGAAAAACGAATCGTAGGAGCGCGCGTCAATAATCAGCTTATGCTTCTCCGGATCGACCTCGCGAACTACGCGATGGACTGCTCCGTCGACGGGACAAGCTGGAATGCTGTCAGACTTGACTGGTCGAATGTGCTGAATGCGTCCGGCATGGCCATGTTGACCGGTGCGGCCTTTACGGGCAATGTCTCCGTTGCCGGTACGTTTACCGCTTCCGGAACGCTTGTGGTGCCAAACAACGCTTTTTCGCTTTCCAAGCTCGCACAGGTTTCGGCCGGATCGGTCCTCGGCAATGTCAGCGGATCGACCGGAAATGTGTCTGTTCTGACTGCTTCTGAGCTTAAAACTCTGATTGGAAACGCGACCGCTTCTGTTGTCGGACTGATGTCCGCAGCAGACAAGAGCAAGTTGGACGGACTGTCGACGGTAGCCACATCGGGCAGCTATTCCGACTTGAGCGGAAAACCGACTGTCGCGACGAATTCCGTTGCCGGATTCATGTCCGGCACGGACAAGACAAAGTTGGACGGGCTCGTTTCCGGCTACCGAGGATACTATGCGACCGAGTCCGCGCTGAAAGCGGCCCATGCCACCGGAACGAACGGAGATTATGCACTGATAGGCGAAACGGGCACCGTCTGGGCGTGGATCGGGTCCGCGTGGACCAATACGTCCATCACTTCGCTTTCGTGGTCTGCCGTCACCGGCAAGCCGACTTTTGCAACCGTGGCCACTTCCGGAAGCTATGGCGACCTGTCCGGCAAACCAGCCATTCCTTCCAGGGCTGTACAATATTATACCGGGACGGTCGCGGATGATGGAACCATTACTCTGGATAACAGTGTGGCTGTGTCCGCTCTCGCCATCGGCGATCTGGTTCGGATCACGAGCGCCAATGCCACCCTCGGAATTGCCATCGGCGATCTTTACCGGAAGAATGCCGACAGCGCAACCGTGACGGTGCCGGATCCCTCGAAAGTCAACGTTCTCGGAAATTATTCCGGATCCGGCACATATATTCATTGGAACCCATACACGCTGCAAAGCGGCACCGGATCAAGCCGAATCTGGATGTCGAGCAACGGCACATACTGGGTCGGTTATAGACAAATTGGAGGATATAATGGATGGCAGATATACTATATGTACATGGTATACGCAAGCGCCATTGACGATGGGACGCATGATCCGTGGGATTCGTCGCTCACGTGGGTTACGGATACAGGAGCAAGCGGCAGCACGAACATTCATGTGGGAGAAGGCACCAGCGATCAGACCGTCACAAACAATATTGTCCAATTCAAAAAGGTGATGGATGCAACGCTGACCGCTTTGACCGTTCCTTATCTGGATGCTTCAAAGAATCTGACCTCCAGTACCGTAACACCGACGGAGCTTGGATATCTTTCCGGTGTTACGTCCGCCGTTCAGACACAGATGAACGGACTCGAAGAGTTGACAAAAACAGTTTCAGTCAACCCTCAGACCGGCACAAGTTATACACTTGTCCTTGCGGACCGGGGCAAGCTGGTCACGATTTCCAATGCGTCTGCAAACACCTTGACGATCCCGCTGAATTCGAGCCTGGCATATCCTACAGGAACCTGGATCGATGTCGTCAATATCGGCGCCGGGGCTTGCACGGTGACGGCGATAAGCGGCGTTACGCTGAACGGAACGGACGGCGGGACAAAGGCCATCTCCCAATGGTCTGGAACGAGACTTTACAAAATCGCCTCAGACACATGGGTCGCAAGGTAA